ATACAGGTGAGGTTTATAATACAGGTGAAACTTATTCAAAGTCAGAAGTTTATAATACAGGTGAGGTTTATAATACAGGTGAAACTTATTCAAAGTCAGAAGTTTATAATACAGGTGAAACTTATTCAAAAGCAAATATAGATGATAAAACAGAAGATATAAGAGGAGGTAAATTAAAAACAAAAAATAAGAATACACAAACATATACCACTTCATTAGAATATATCATATCAGATAATTATAATGGAACAGGAAGAACGATTACTTTAAGTGATACTTATACTAATGATGGAAAAGTATATGTTATAAATGATACTGATGGTTCAGCATCTACAAATAATATAACAATAAATACAGAAGGGACTGCCAAGATTAATGGTTTGAATTCAAAAACTATATCAAGTGATTATGGAAATGTATTTTTATATTCAAATGGTTCAGATTGGTTTATTTTAAGTGAACTATGATAAAAATTAATATATAATATGAAAGATATAAATAAATATATGTATGAAAGTTTTTTATTATTTAAAACTATGAATTTAGTTGATAAATTTGAAATTGAAATAAGTGAACAAGATATGGAAATCTTAAAAGCATATCATAAAACTTTAAAAAGGTTCGAAGGAATTGATTTTGAATTATTTTTAGATATAATAAAAAAATTAAGTATAGATTATACAAGAACACCGGTGGATATATGTAGTAAAATATATAATGACGAAAAAACAAATTATAAAGAATGGCAAAGCAAATAGATATTAGAGCGGTTTTAAATACTACTCAAGTAGATGGTTCATTAAACGAATTGAAAACAAAATTTTCAGAATTAGAAGATGTTTTAGGAAGTAATTTATTATCACCTGAAGAAACACAGCAAGTTTTAGTAAGAATGGGACAGATAAAGGGTGAAATTACTGATATGGAAACCCAAATAGATAGTTTAGCATCTACAAACGCGTTTGATGAATTAGTAACTTTAACAACTCCTCTTGTTGGTGCTATAACTGCTGCTGGTTCAGCAACACAATTGTTAGGTGTTGAAAATGAAAAACTTAATGAAGTAATACAAAGAACAACTCAATTAACTATTGGTTTAAGTTCTTTAAGGGAAATCGCTAATGCTAAAGCTATTAAAAATATATTTATAAGAAGATCTGCTCAATTAAAAGCATATGCAGTTGATAAACTGACGTTTGATATGACTAAAAAACAAACTACCGCTAATGTAGTTCAAGCCGCTTCTACTACAAAGGTTACTAAATCAGTTAGACTGGCAACAAAGGCTCAATTGTTATGGAACAAGGCTATAAAGTCAAATCCTATAATGATAATAGTTACTGCAATCGCATTATTAGCAGGTGGTATATATGCTTTAGTTCAAAGTCAAAAAGAATCTAATAAATTATCTGAAGAAGAAATTGAATTACAAGAAGAAAGAAAAGATAAGTTGGACGAATTAAATAAATCATATGAAGACAATTCTATGAGAATACAAGAGATGGTTGATAATTATGAAAATCTAACAGGAATTATAGGTGATCAAGAAAAGGCTCAAAGAGATTTAGAAAGAACAATAAAAGATGGAATAGATGAAATAAATAAAAGATATGATGAACAGATTGAAAAATTAAATGAATATAATAAGACTCAATTATCTAACTTGGAGATAGAACAATCCCTTCTTAACACAAGAATACAAAGTATGGAAAGTGTTAATGGTGCTAATGGGGAAATGTTAGAATTTCTAAAAGATTTAAAAGATCAATATGAAGAAAACCAGAAAGTTATAGATAAATACTATAAGTTACAAGAACAAAGAATAAAAGAAACATCCTTGTTTGAAGCTAATAAAAGAAAAGAAGCTGCAAGAAAAATTGTAAAATCATCACAAGATCAATTTAATAAAAGAAAAGAATTAATAGGAAAAATCATAGATGAAATAAATGATGAATTTAACGTTATAAAAGAAAATATCGATGAGGTTGAAAATAATTATAATCAATTTATAAAGAGTGTAGATGATTTAGAATTTGAAATTATGCCTGAAAGTCAAGCAAAAGAAATTCAAAAGGTTAAAAGGGATATGGAAAAACTTAAAGAATCATATGCTGATATAGTAGGAGAAAATGATAAATTAATAAAAGGTAATAAAGAAAGTATATCTGATATTGATGATTTAATGGTTAAAAATGAAGAACATATTGATTTCTTAAAAGAATCAAATAATGAAATACAAGAAACAATAAAAAGTAATAGTTTGTTAGCTGAAGTTACTCAAAATGTAATTGATAAGAATTTAGATACTGAAGGAAAACGACTTGAAGCACTAACATTTGTTTACAATAATACACAAAGAATTCAAGACTTACAATTACAATACAATGATAATCAAAAAGAAATTTATGATATAGAAAAGAAATTAAAAGAATTAAATTCTGAAAAATTAAAATTACAAGAAGATATAAATGAATCAGAAGAATTAAACTTAAAATTAAAAGAAAATCAAAAATTAGAAGCATCTTTAGCTAGAAAGTTGGAAAAAGAATTACAAAAGATAAAAGAAAAGTATGCTGAACAAAGATTAGAAAATGAAAGAAAAAATGAAGAAAAATTAATTGAAGCAAAATTAAGAATTCAAGAATTATACCATAAATCGGTTCAAAATGAAAATGATAAGGCATATAAAATAGATTTAGAAGAATCTGAAAAAAGAGAAAAGAATATTTTAGATAAAAGAATCGAACTCCTGGAACAATATTACGGTGAAAGAAGAAAAATCTTAAAAGAAAAAATAAAAGAAGAACAAAAATTAATAGAAGAAGGTAAAAGCATTGAAAGAGAAACTACTGATGAAGATTTAGAAAAATTAGATGCTGAATTGAAAGATAAAACAGATACTTTAACAGATACTTTTAATAATAGATGGGCTTCTGTTAAACAAAATGTTAGAGATTCATTTGCTGAATTGGGTTATATGTTAGGTGATAGTCTCGGTGAATTATTTTCAAGAAGTATATCTAATAAATTTGAAGCTTTAAATAGAAGATTACAAGAACAAGTAGAAAATTCAAAACAATCATTAAATAATTTAAGAGATCAAGATTTGATTTCTGAAGAACAGTATAATAGAAGAATGGAAAAAATAGAAGAAGATGCTTATAAAAAAGAAATTAAATTAAAAAGAGAACAGGCGAGAGCAGAAAAACGAAATGCTTTATTCCAAATCGCTGTAGATACTGCTGCTGGTGTCGCTAAATCTTGGGGACAAGGTGGAGGTTTATTTGGTGCTCCACTTGCTTCTATAGTTGCTATTCAAGGAGCATTACAAGCGGCACTTGTTGCTTCTGAACCTTTACCTGAATTCAAAGAAGGTGGTTTAGTTGAAGGACTTTCACATAGTAAAGGTGGTGTTCCTGTAGAACTTGAAGGTCAAGAATATATTATAAATAAAGAAGTTACAAGTCAACCAGGTATGATTCCTATGTTGGATGCTATAAATAATTCAAGAAGACCAAGTCCTTCATACTCACCAGATAATAATAATAATGAATTTATTAAAGAAATGAAAGACACTATCTTATCAATCACCAGCATACCAGTCGTAAATGTAGAAAGTGATTATACAAGGGTTCAAAGAAAAGTTAATTCAATAGAAAATAGATCGAAGTTTTAAAAATTCGAAATAAAGGGTAAATGTCATAATAATCTAATTATAATATATATAAAAAAAAAATAAAATTCGATGAATTATATAATTAAAGAATTAGTTTTAAATGAAGATAGAGAAGAAAGTGGCATTCACGCTGTTTCTTTAGTAACAGATCCAGCAATAATGGAAAACTTTGTTTATTTTAATAAAGATGTTAAGATAGATTTAGCACAAACAGATGCAGGTGTTCCTGTAAGGGACTTCTATGAATACACGGCTCAACCAGAACCAGAAATTATAGAAAACTCCCATCAATTTTGTAGGGAAAAAGCAGGTAATGTTTATCATATATCAGAAATCAATGCTTGGGGGAGAATGGGATCACAAACAAAGAAATCTTATGGTTTTAATACAGATAGTAAATTCTTTTCTAATTTTAATGGTAATGTAGGTTCGTTTAATGTAAATAGACAAATTTATAATTGTAGGCACTGGTTAAGAAGGGTTAATAGTGTAAATGAAATACCCGCTTATAAAAGAACTATGAATTTTAAAAACCAAAATAATTTAAGGGATGATTTAAAAATAGAATTCAAAGTTTCTAATAAAGAAAAAAGAGAAATTGAAGGATTGGTTTTACAATCAGGACAATTTATTTACAGAAAAGATATAAATGGAAAAGAAGGTTATGTTTATTGTTCTAGGGAAACTATAAGAAAGTTAAAAGAAAAATATGGTTTTAATAGAACAATAACAATACAACACGAAGAAGATATGACAGGTTCTGCTATATTACTTGATAGTTGGTTAAATGAAGATGATGAACAAACCAAATGGTTCTTACGATTTAAAATAATTAATGATAAATTATGGGAATTAATTAAAGTTGGAGATTTAAGAGGGTTTTCAATTGAGGCTATATTTGACTTCAATTAAAAAGATGTCATATATTATTTGTTTTAATATATAAAACAAAATAAAAAATAATTTAAAACATATGTTTGCAAAATTATCAAAAATGTTAAAAATTCACAAATTCGCGGCTTCATCAAAATTAAAAGATGGCACGGATATATTTATCGATGGTGATTTATCAGAAGGAACTAAAATTTATGTTGTTACATCAGATGGAAACTTACCTTTACCTGATGGAGAATATGAGTTAGAAGACGGAACGAAAATTACTGTTGCTGAAGGTATTATAACCGATGTATCTGAAAATGATGGTGAAGAAGAAGAATCTGTATCCGCTGAAGAAGAATCAAAAAAAGGTGAAGAAGAAGAATTATCTTTTGATAGCCTAGATGGAATAAAAAATTCTATTGTAAGTGTTTCAGAACAAGTTAGTCAATTAATCGAAAAGATAGAAACTGTTGAAAAAATGAATAACGAACTTACTGAATCAAACAAAAAAATTGATGAGAAACTAAAAGGTTTTGAAGATTTAAAAACTAAAAATGAAGAATTTTCAAACCAAATCCAGGAGTTTAAAGATCAATTAGAAACTATACCTGGAGCAGAAAAAATTAAAAAAAGAGTTGAAAATGAAAACTCTAAAATTCCTAATAAACGCCTTCAAATTTTGAGGGATTATAAAGGATAAAAAAAAATAAATAAAAAATGGCTTTTACAGTAACAGATATAGGAAGTTGGGTGAATGAAAATTCGCAAGATTTAATTTCAGAGGCTATCCTAGAATCAAACACAATTGAAAAGGTGACTTTAATGCCTGGTATAAAGTATAAAGAACAGATCAAATTTCTTGAAACTGATTCTCAAATACAGGCGGCTTCTTGTGGAACACCAACTACAAGTGGTTCGACTACTTTAACCGATAAGGATATAGAAGTGAAATCACTTATGGTTTATGAAGAAACTTGTCCAGAAGATTTTAATAAAACTTCTTTACAACTTTCTATGAAACCAGGATGGAACACAGAAATTCCTTTCGAACAACAATATGCAGATTTAAAAGTTAAAAATCTTCAAAAGAATATCGAAAAAATGATATGGAGTTCAACTGCCGCATCGACTACAAAGTGTGTTGGATGGGTTTATTCATTTAATAATGATAGTGATGTAGAAGATACAACTTTTGATTGGGCAGCAACAGGAAACACGGCTAGTGATTTTATGGGTGAAGTTTATAATATGGTAAACAAACTTCCTGATGAAATACAAGATATGACTGATTTAACATTATTTGTTAGTCCTTCATTATCAAGAAAAATGACTCAATCATTAGTAATCGCTGATGGTTATCATATTGATTTGACTAAAACAGACGGAAATAGCGAATGGGAATTTCCAGGAATAAATCTTACAGTTAAACCTACTAATGGTTTAGTTGGACAAGAAGTGGCTGTTTTAACACCAGCATCTAACTTAATAGTTGGAACTGACTTACAAAATGAATCAGAACAATTTAAACTATGGTATTCTGATGATGACCTACAGGTTAAATTCTTACAACAATTCAAAATTGGAACATCTTATTACTTTGGAGAATATGTAGTATTATCACAGAAAGCATCGTAAAAAAAAAATAAAATAAAAAATGTCAAATTGCTTATTATTTAATCAAAATATATCTAAAGCATGTAGAGATGCCCAACCAGGAATTAGTCAAATTTATATTGCTAATTTTGACGACTTGGAATCTGTAACTATGAATGCTGAAGATACAAAGATAACGGATATATCCGGAACAACTGCATCCGGTGCAACAAGTGGTTATTTTTATACTGTATCAGTGAATAAGGAAAGTTCTGGTTTTGTTGATAATTCAGATATAAGCATTCCTGACGGAAGATCTATATATATACCAACTCTAGATTTTAGAGTTTCAAATATGGATCCAACTACAAGAAGTATATTCAAACAGTTATCACAAGCGACGGTTGTTGCTATATTTAAAACTGTAGATGGAAGATACTACTTGGCAGGAAGAAATAACGGACTTGATATGTCTGCTGGAACAATGGCAACAGGAACAGCAAGAGGAGATTTCAAAGGATTAGAAGTAACCCTTGAAGGTCTTGAATCTGAACCAGTTGTTGAAATAGATACAGAATCAGTTATTATATCTGATATACTTGTATCATCTTAAAATATGAAAATTTTTTCATAATACCTATTATAATTATTTTTTAGTAAGATTACCTATTTAAATAAGGGGGAACCTCATCCCCCTTATTTTTTTTTGTCGCATACCTCAATTTTTAATATATATATAAAAAGTAATAACAATTATGTATATTAAATTCGAAGAACATAAAATACCTGAATTAAAAGAAATAAAAGCGTTTAGAAACTCTTATTATTTAGCAGGGAAAGGTGATAATTTTTTTAATGAATTAATTTATCTTTATGAAAACTCATCTATTCACAATTCTTTTTGTAATAATTTTACTCAAAAAGTATTTGGTTCAGGAATAGTTTCTGATTCTGAAACAGATAAAAATATAATAGAAAAATTAGAATTAAATGACATTCTTCATAAAATTATTTTAGATTATTATTTATATGGTGGTTTTTCTTTGGAAATTATATGGAACACTTTACATACGAAAATAACTAATATAAATTATATAGATTTTTCAAAGATAAGAAGTGGTATGGTTGATAAAGAAACTGATGAAGTAGAACTTTATTATTATTCTTATGACTGGAAAGCATATCATAAGAATATGGTGACTTATACTAAATTCAATACTGATGAAAAGAGTCATAAAAGACAATTATTTTATTATAAAGGTCATCACCCAGGAAACACGATATACCCAAGACCTTTATATATGGGTGGATTAAAACATATCTACACCGATATAGAATTAACAAAATATTATTATAATCTTGTTAAAAACAACTTTGTAGGAAACACAATTCTTAAAGTTCCTAGTGAAATGGACCCTGATAAACAGGTGGCATTTGAAAAAGGGTTAAAAGATAATTTTACTTCAAGTGAAAACGCTGGCTCGATAGTGGTTGTTTATGGTGATAGTGAAAACTCTGTAGAATTATTGGAATTTAATAAAGGAAGTGATGATGAAAAGTATAAATGGCTTACACAACAAGTTATAGATAGTTTAGTTATATCACATAGAATACCAAACCCAATTATATCAGGGGTTAGAATATCTGGAACTCTTGGTGGTTCTGAAGAAATGGAAATCGCTGAAAAAATTTATAATAAAAATGTTATATACCCTGCTAGAAACATTATTTTAAACCAATTTAATATATTAAATAAAAATCTTCTTACTCCTTTACAGGAAACTAAAGTAGAAGATGTGAACATATTTGAACAAAAAATAGAAAAATAATTATGGCAACAGAAAATTATTATTATCCGTTAATAACAGCAGAACAATTAAAAACTCTTATATCAACAATAAACAATAATATATCAGATGATTATATAAGAACTTTAATTGAAATCGAACAGAAAAAGACGATTAGATCTTTGTTAGGGTATTCTTTGTATAATAAATTACAACTTCAATATAAAAATACTTTATATAATACTACTACAACGACTACTACAACTTTATCTGGAACGACTACCAGCACTACAACTCTTTCAGGTTCTACTACTACAACGACTACTACATTAGAAACTTTAAATACTGAAAATGAAATTTTATATGAAGATTATATAAAAATGATTTTAGCCTATTCAGTTTATAAAAGGATGATAATTGATATGACTTATCAATTAGAAAATAATGGTTTAAGGAAAAAAATATCTGATGTTAGTGAGGTGGCTGAAAAAGATGAAATGACTTATGTTAGAAATCAAATTCAAAATGATTTAGAGTTTTATAAAACAGAAATGCTTAAATATATAAATGAAAATCAAAATGATTATCCACTTTATTTTAACGATATAGATGATAGATGGAGATCATTAAATAAAAACAGGTCTAATTCCTATGATTATAATATGAACATTAATGGAAATAGATGGCATATATCTAAAATTTAATATATATTCATATGAACAATAAAAAAAGATTTTTAACAAAAAAGACAAAGGTTAAATTAATCAAATTGATTAAAGAAACTTTTGACGATAAAAAAATTAAAAAATAAATGAAAAAACCTTATGGACATAAACAGTTGGATTTCTATCATTGTTTTTACAATGGTATGGATAACATCAATAGTTTCTTTATGGATAAAGATAAATATCAAAATAAAAGAAATGGAAATGCGTATAGAAAATAATAAAATATCATTAGAAAGAATGGAAGAAAAGAATAAAAAATATGATTTAAAACTAGATGATTATCAAAAACTTTCTAGGACTGAACAGCAAGAAATGAATAGAAAAATGGATATCATATTACAATCTTTGAATGATTTTAAAATATATATGGAAAAAAGATTAAAATAAATTATGGAAGAATTTGTTATTAAACCTTATGATACTTGGACCGATGATGAAATTTTAGATAGATATAATGAAACAGGGGAAAAGTTAATTTTATCTTATCTTTTTATTAAAAAGAACAATTTGAAGGCGTTAGATATAAAAGATATGTTTGATAATTTTGAACAATCATTCTTGTATATCTATAACCTTCAATGCGTTATGGAAGGTAAAGAAGAAAAAGAAAAATTCAGTTATATCAAAGATATAACTGATGATGATATTTATTATGATGATGAGGATTATGATTTTTAAAGGCTCATTCTTGGAAGAAGGATTTGATGAACATATGAAAGAAGTATGGGGATTGAATGGGTTTGATATTATTATGGGTAATCCTCCATATAATTACAAT